TGTTAGAGATGTTGAGTCTATTGGCATTCCGCCATACGATAGAAACCCAGATCTTAGAGCTCAGGGTGGGGTAGCTTTACAGATGCATGACTTTCTTAATGACTCTTTAGGGCATATCGTATCTGATTACGCCAGAGAATTTGGAATCTTGTCTTACGCTAATGGGGAAAACTGGCAAATTCTTAAATATGGTAGAGGACATCATTTTGATAACCATATTGATGATAATAAGCTATTTCCTCGCACATTTTCTATGTCTTACTATCTAAATGATGACTATAGCGGTGGAGAAATTGAATTTCCTAGGTTTGACTTAAAAATTAAACCTGTAGCAAATCAGGCAATTTTATTTGCAGCCAATTACGTGTATAACCATAAAATTTATCCTGTTCAAGAAGGTACTCGCTATACCATAGTGAATTGGTTTGAATAATGAGACCTGACCCAAAGATAATTAAAAATCTTTTAGATCCAGAAAACTATGAGGCCCTGGTTAACTACCTTAGTTCAAAGGATAAAAAAACCTTAGAGTGGGCAGATCCATTTGGACGATACTTATTGGGAAGGGACGAGTTTTTAGATAAGATTTCGAGAGACCTATTACCTGTTGCTAGGGAGGTATTTAACAGCCCAACCCTATTGCCTTCATATTCTTTGTGCGCCATGTATGAAACTCCAAAAGCTAACTTATACCGGCATAGGGATGACAATGCCTGTACCTATACTCTTGATATGTGCGTGACCCAAAAAACTCCATGGGATCTTTGGGTAGACGATAAGCCGTATACCCTTCAAGAGAATGAGGCTTTAGCCTATTACGGAAATGACCAAGAGCATTGGCGCAATGAATTTACAGACCCAGAAAACAACCAAATAACCATGATTTTCTTTCACTATGTGGAGCCAGATCACTGGTACTACACAAAGGGTCCTGAATACCTGCACGTTATTAGAGCAGGCAAATAAGTCCACAGGACTTAAAATGTTCTTATGCGTGGAGAACAGGTAATCGGTAGATTCAACATCAATCATGAGCGTGCCTCTATCATTTCTGGTACCACAAAAGAAGTTGTTCGTACTGTGGGTTATGACATTGAGTGGTGGCTATATCGCCCAGACCTTACCTTTGTAGACCCAATCTATGACGTAGGCTCCTCTGGAGCAGACGGCGGACGTCATTGGCACGGCCCACACCACATTATGGTTATTAATGCAACCCTAACTCAAGGCGTTACCATACAGAATGACCGCGGTTTCTATAACACAGATATTCTGAGTATTACAATTAACATGGACGTTATTGACGGATCCTCCCTATCTGGGGGAGAGTCGCTACCTATCCCTGAGCTTAAATACCTACCTTCTAACCCAGATTCGTATATGCGAGATCGTATTGTGTTTAAGAACCAAGTCTTTACCCCTAAGAGAATTCTTCCAAAGGGAATTATCACTGACGACTACACCTTGTTTGATATTGACTGCTACCAGGTCAACCCTGAAGAGCTGGTCAATGACCCTCAATTCCAACAGTTTGCTAACTACTCTCCGTTTAATCCAAAAGACACTTATGCTAACGAAGGGACACCAGCCTAATGCCTTTTAAGTCTGAATCTCAACGTAAGTGGATGTATGCCAATGAACCTAAAATGGCCACTAAATGGGAAAAGGAAACCCCTAAAGGCAAACTTCCAAAGAAAGTAAAGAAGAAAGCGAAAAAAAGATAATGGCTAAAATTACTGTTGGTGGCGTAAAGCACACCATAAAGAAGACTAAAAAGGGCGATGTAGTTGTAGATCACCCTAAGAGCGCTAAGGCCGGAAAGAACGATAAGATTAACCTTACTAAAAAAGCCGGTGCAAAAACCGTAAAAGCTGGGGAACGAGCTACTCGTGCCTGGCACAGAAAAAATCCTCATGAAGGAGGAAAATAATGGCTAAGAATCCTTGCTGGGACGGGTACGTCCAGGTGGGTATGAAAACTCAAAACGGAAAAAAGGTGCCAAACTGTGTGCCTGAAGGTAAAGGAAAAGACAAAGTCGCTAAACCTAAGAAAGGTAAAAAATAATGTGTAAATCATGCGGATGTGGTTGCTCAAAGCCGGGATGTAAGGGTGCTTGCAAGAAAAAGGGCAAAGGCCTAACCCCTAAACAAAAAAAGCTTGACTCAAACAAGAACGGCAAGTTAGAAGGATCTGACTTTGCTGCCCTACGTGCAAAGAAGAAGAAATAATGTGCGCCACCTGTGGCTGCATGAAGCCAAAAGACAAGCACGGAATGAAGACACTAGCCGCTGCTAATAAGAAGTACGCTAAAAAGTCTGACTCAAAGGGTAAGGCTAAAAAAGCTAATATGGTTAGAAAGAAAGGCATGTAATGGCCCATGATGACAAGAAGTGGACCAAGGGCATGACCCCCGCTCAGAAAAAGAAGTTTGAAAAACAAGACGAAAAGAATGACGCTAAGCTAGCCAAAAAGGTTAAAGGCAAGGCAAAAAAAACTAAAAAGAAGTAATGACTTAGCCCCCTAACGGGGGCTTTTTCATTTATCCTTTGAATAACGCCGGAGGTGCCTCCGGAACCCTGCATGTCTCCCGTTGGAGGTTTCTAATGATTTACCTACTCGATAGGATGGCTCGAGCCGAAACTGAGGCTGATAAAGAGCAATTTGTCCGCGGTGTTTTAGGTCTAGACAAATTCCACGCTGGTTCAATGGTAACCGGTTGGATTGCAGGAAGTCTAATCTCTAAAGCAATCGTGGGCCGTAAATGAGATTATCTGAGAGACTTAGAAACTCCGTCAACGAAGGTGCCCGCCTAGATTCTGCGGCAACTACTAAAGCACTACAAGATTGGTGCCTGAAGTATGGGTGGCCTGCCGAGGTTGTAAATAACCTATCTGTAATTAATGACGGTGGAACCTACACTGTCTACTATCCACCCTACCTAACTTCTAAGGTAAACGATCTAGAGTATGGGACTCAGAACTCTGCCCCACAGTATGTTCTAAGACGCTTTTTAGATCAAGTCAACGACTCTGCCTATGCCATGGGTATCTTGGGGGCGATGTTCTAATGCCTTTTATTCTTAATGAAGATAAAGCAATCAAGTTAATGCTAACCGGTGTGACTGTATCTGATAGCGGTAATCCAACACGCCCAGTGGGTGTATGGTTTGGACAACCTGATCTAGAAATCCGTGCACAGTCATACCCATATATGACCATAGATTTTCTAGGATACAACGAAGATTTTTCTAGATCTCATCGCGGTGAGATTCAAATGCCGTACTTCCCAGAAGGAGCAAACACTTCTGAGCAGTATATGACAGAGTTTCCGATTCCAGTCTACCTTGACTATCAGATCACAACTTGGGCACGTCAGCCAAGACATGATCGACAGATTATGGCAGAGATGGCAACCGGACAACGCATACCTCTACGGTATGGGTTACTAGTAGTACCAGAAGATAAGACGGTTCGCCGTGTAGATTTTCTGGGCTTTGCAAAGAAAGATACTACAGACGAAAATGGAAAACGTTTATTTTCTAATGCTTATACCATTAGAGTAAGCGCAGAAATTTTGCCTACTGTTCTTTCTGAAATTGTCCCTGTGACAGAAACCAACGTCTCGCTCAATAGCCAGTCTACAGAATTCACCACAATATCTTCATAATACGGCACCCCAAAGAAAACCAACTAACCCTAAGGAGTAAACCAGATGGCTACATATAGCCGGCCAGGAGTCTTCATTAATGAAGTCGCCCTGCCTCAAACAATTGAATCTGCAAACAACGGTGCGTCTCGTGGCGCATTTGTTGGTAAGTTTGCAAAGGGTCCAACGGCATCACCAGTACTCGTAACAAGCTGGTATGACTTCGTTAAGACCTTTGGTGGACTATCAGATTCATTCCCAGCAACTTGGGCTCTCTATGCCTTCTTCGCTAATGGCGGACGTCAGGTATACGTAAAGCGTGTTGTGGGTGCTAGCGCTGCTGCAGCAACTGTCACTCTCCGTGACCGTGCAGCAACTCCAGTATCAACACTCACCCTAACTGCATCTAATCCAGGTGCTTGGGGTAACAGCCTAAAGGCAGAAGTTACTTCTGCTTCTACTACAACATTTAACTTGATCATTTCTGATGGAGATTCTGTTGTAGAACAACATACTGATCTAAGCATGTCCTCAACAAGCTCACGTTATGTTGTTTCATATGTAAACTCAAGTTCAAGTTATGTAACAGTAACTAACCTAAATTCTTCTACCGCTGCTCCTGGAAATCAACCAGAAGCTGCAGGTCAAAAGGCATTTACAAGTGGAGCAGATGGATCTGCACCTACTCGTACAAACTATCAAACTGCTTTGGCTACATTTGATCCTATCAATAGTCCTCTCCTGATTAACAACGCAGATGCAGCATATGCTTTTGCTTCAGGCGGAACTACAAATGATCGTGCAGCAGCAGTTCTTCTACAGGCAGACGTAGCAGGATACGCTGAAGCCCGTGGAGACGCTTTTGCTATTGTTGATCCTCCAGCTGGTTTAACTGCATCTGAAGCAATTACTTACGCAACAGACGTTAAAGCAGGCTTTGCTGCATCAGGCGATGGTGGAAACACCGCAACCTACTTCCCATGGATAGTAGTGCCAGATCAACTAAGCGCAGCTACTTCAGCAACACGCATTCTTCCTCCTGGCCCAGCAGCTATGGGTAAGTTCCTAGATACAGACGCTACACGCGGAGTATTTAAGACACCAGCTGGTTTTGGAACAAGAGTTGCAAATGCTGTAGCCCTAGAACGTTCTTTGACCAACACAGAGCTAGATTCTCTAAACGTTGCGGCAGCTCCAGTAAACGCTATTCGTAACGTTCCTGGTGCAGGAATTGTTGTAATGGGTGGTCGTACTATGAACAACACCCCAGGTGAGCGTTATATCAACGTTCGCCGTTCTATGATTTTCTTAAAGAAAGAACTTACTGACCGTAGTGCGTTCGCAGTCTTTGAGAACAATAGCGAACGTCTCTGGAACCAGATTCGTACGTCTTTGGGTAACTTCCTTCGTGACTACTGGTCACAAGGCGGTCTCCGCGGTACTACTCCAGCACAGGCATTCTATGTCAAGTGCGATGCTTCAAATAACACCCCACAGCAAATTCTTAGTGGTCGAGTTAACATTGAAATTGGCGTAGCCGTTGAATATCCAGCAGAGTTCATTGTGATCAGCATTGGGCAGATCACCGGAAGCGCTTCGGCGTAAGGAGATAACAAAAAATGGCTAATGCATTTACTAACGTATTGTCTACGTTAGCAACGGATCCAGTCCGTAACTTCCGGTTTTTGGTAGAATTCCTGCCTCCTTCCGGAACAGAAACCCCTACTTGGTCTTTTGATGCCAAGATGGGATTCACTTCTGTCTCAGGTTTAACTGTTGCAACAGAAGCTATTCAGTACCGTGAAGGTGGTTACAACACAACTGTTCACCAACTTCCTGGTCAAACCTCATTCAGCCCGGTTACATTTAGCCGCGGTGTGATGCTAGAAAACTCACAAAACTACAAGTGGATGCGTCGTCTGTTCTCAGTAATTAGCTCAGGTGCAACTGCTGGTGTTGGTGCAGATTTTCGCTGCGATATTGACATCAAGGTCCTAAGCCACCCAAATGCTTCTGGACTTACTGTTGGAGATGCCTCAAACGCATCAAAAGCAGGAGCAAACGCAGACCCACACGTAGCTCTACGATTCCGCATTTACAATGCGTGGATTACTAACCTTTCATACAGCAACTTGGATGCCGGCGGCAACAGCCTAATGGTTGAAGAAATGACTGTAGTTCATGAAGGTTGGGATGCTACATACGCTACTGATTACACAAAATCAGCAGCTGTATTCAATAACGGTGCTATTCAAGGTTCAGAAAACACAAATCAGTAACTAACAGAAGGTATATAAAATGACTACACAGACTTTAAATGCCGCAGAAAATCCGGCATTGGCAAATAAGATCGCTCAAGAAATTACTAAAGTTCAAGTTGAGGAGACGGTGGGATCGGTACCTACTATTACGATCCCATCGCTCCCCGACACAAACATTGAACTGCCTGGTGGATTTTATGATCCTTTGGATGATCAACTAGTAACTACTGCTGAAGTTAGAGAACTAACCGGAGCAGATGAAGAAGCTATTGTTAAGATTACCGAACCAGGTAAAGCACTTATGACAATCCTAGAAAAAGCTACAGTCTCTCTAGGAGGCAAACCAGCTGATAAAGAAACCCTAAGTATGCTTTTAGCTGGAGACCGTGAGGCTTTACTTCTAGCAATTAGACGAGTTACCTTTGGTAATGAAGTTGAGCTAGAAGCTGTTTGCAGTCGTTGCCCAGAACTACAGACTTTTGTAGTAGATCTGGAAAAAGACGTAGAGATGAAAACACTTGAAGACCGAATCAATGACCGTAGATTTATTCTTAAGTTAAAGATAGGTCAAGTAAAGGTGGCTCTCCCTACAGGAGATACACAAAACAAGCTCGTCAATGCTTCTAATAAGAACACTGCCGAGCTAGACACGTTGCTTTTGAGCAACTGTGTATTAGAAATTAACGATGTCCCAGTATTGGGTCAAGCTCAAATTCGTAACCTTGGTATAAAAGATCGTAGAACTATTCTAGAAGAGATTGCAAAGCGCAATCCTGGTCCATTGCTTAGTGAAGTAAAGAAGGCCTGTAAGACGTGTGGCCAGGAGGTAGAACTGCCATTAACACTGGCAGACTTGTTTCGTTCATGAGACAAGCTACCAAATGCTCATTGACTCTTATGATGTTCTAGCCCAGTTTTATCCGGGTTGGTCATTAACAGAGTTACGAAATTTGTCGGTAAGAGAACGATTAGTTTTCATATCTAAAGCAGCTGCAAGACCTAAGGTGGTGACATAGAAGTGGCAGAACGCGATCCCAAGGGAAACATTGGGTTAGACTCCTTCGCTCAACAGGGTAAAAAAGCTATTGAGGGTATCAATAGCACCATGGAGAAGGGTCTAGATGTTGCTGTCAAAAAAGCGACCGCATTAGAAAAACTCTACGACAAGATATATAAGACCGTAGATAAAACTGTAAAGGCTCAAGAAGGAAAGTCTTCTAGTAGCCTCGGCTTAGCTTCTATGGGACCTGGTGCCCAATCACTAATGAATGGCACATATGGCGGCGGCGGTATGGGCCGTGGCCAGATGCTTGGCTTAGCTGCAATTGGTTTAGGTGCCGGTGCTATGGGCATTATGCCAAGCACTATGACTGCTGTTACTCAGCGTCTAGCTGCAGAACAAATTGCTATGTACTCTCGTGGTGCTGGCGGAGCTCGTGGCGTAATTACTAACGCTAACAGCATGGTTGGTCGAGGAAACATGACCAGTGCCATGGGCCCAACTATGGCCATGGGACAAATTCTTTCTCAAGGTGGTTATGGAACAAATTCCCTAAGTACTAAAAATATTATGGGGCAACTTGGAGGAATGAGCGCAGCCTCGGGTATGTCAAACGAGGGTGCTGCAGGTGCATATGCAAGTCAGAACAGTATGGTTCTTTTACGCCTTGGTGTTCGTCTTAGAGATGCTCAAGGCAACCTACGTCAACCTAATGATGTCATAAATGATATCTACAATCGTTTATACCGGGGTAATGATCCTAAGAACCCTGAAGCAATGTTCTCTCCAAACACCATTGACTATCAAACAATCATGGCTGCTGCTGGTGGGGATCCTGCAACCTTCCAGCTCTATACAAGCATGCTCATGCTTAGATTTAAAAATAGAAAGCCTCTAACTGCAAGTCAAATGAAAAACGCTGGTGGCGTTTTAAAGACTATGGGCATAAAAGGAAGTATTCAGGGAAATAATTTTAATTATCAAAGCTCTCAAAACAGACTCCTTCAGTCAACTGAACAAGGAGCAGTAGCGGGTTATAACGCATCCCTAACTATGGCAGCTGGCGTCAATAATGGTATGGCTGCATTTGGTGAACTTCTACCCCCTGTCGTTCAAGGACTTGCCGCATTAAAGGGCGTACTAGAAACCTTGCCTATGGCTGGAGGAGCTGGAGCAACCATGTCTGGAGCTGCTGGCAGCTTGGGACAAATGTTAATGATGCGTGCAGCCTTTGGTGGAGGTGCTGGAAAAGCAGCCACAGGAGCTGCTGCAGCCGGTACTGGAGCAAAAGTGATAGGCAAGGGTATCCCGATACTTGGCGCGGCTTTGAGCGGCTTCCAGGGGTATCAATCAGGACGTGGCAGCAAGAAGTTTAGTATGAGCTCACTACTTGCGGCTGCAGCGCTTTCTGGCGGTGCTGGGGCAATGTTTGGCGGTTTGCCAGGAGCTGCAATCGGAGCTTTAATTGGTGGTGGATCAAACGCCATAGGTCAAGTACTTGGTATGAATCAAGGTGGCGGACAAACAGGTCAAGCTAGCGGAGCTCAAGCCAATCCATCAAATGCTGCGCTTATGAATCCTGGACAAGGATACGCAGTCTCTTCTGATTTTGGAACAAGAAAAGATCCTAACGGAACTGCTACACAGCACCATGGAGGCATTGACTATAAGATGCCTGTGGGCACCCCAGTTTTAGCGGCTGCAGATGGTGTAGTAGACACAGTCACTACACAAGCAAATTCACAAAGAAGTTTTGGACTTTACGTTGTTATTAAGCATGATGGTTTCTTTACTTACTATGCTCACTTAAGCAAAGCTTTAGTAAAAGTTGGAGACGTAGTACGACAAGGACAACAGATTGCCCTTTCTGGTGGAGCAAAGGGAGCTCCAGGATCTGGATCCTCTACTGGACCACACCTTCACTTTGAAGTAAGAAAAGATAAGGGCTCAAAGAGTGAAGATCCAAAGGGTTGGTTTGGAAAAGTAAAGTCTAGTATC